CGACGTTCTTCGGGTTGGCGCGCTCCGTCCATGTGATCCCGTCGGCGCTCGTGACGATGTAGGCGTCGGCGCCATCGATATTCCCGACCGCCACGAAGATCGAGCCGTTCCACGTAACAGAGGCCAACGCGACGTTCTTCGGGTTGGCGCGCTCCGTCCATGTGATCCCGTCGGCGCTCGTGACGATGTAGGCGTCGGCGCCATCGGCACTCCCGACCGCCACGAAGATCGAGCCGTTCCAGGTAACGTCGTTGAGATTGGCATTCTTAGGGTTGCTTCTCTCTATCCAATTCGCCGTAATCAGCGGCGTAAAAATCTTCACCGCGCTGGCGGAGAGCCGCAATCCCTCGGCCGCCGTCCACGTCAGATACTCGGCATCCGGGTCGCCGAGCGAGAACTTCGGCACACTGCTCTCGTGCCCGAGGAAAAACCCTGCCCCGGTGTTGTAGGCGGTCTGCCCGCCCTTGATGTAGCCGGCCGTGTCGAGGGTGATGTTGCCGGCGGTGATCGAGCCGAGGTTTGCCGAGATCGAGGACAGAGCCGACGCTTCGAACGATGATCCGTTCCACCTGATGTAGCTGCCGTTCGGATCCCCGAGCGAAAACTTATAAGCCCCGCCCGAGTACCCCAGGAAAAACCCCACCCCGGTGTTGTACGCGGTCTGCCCGCCCCTTATGAACCCCGAGGTGTTCATGGTCAAATCCCCGGCGGTGATCGAGCCGAGGTTGGCCGAGATCGCCGCCAGCGTCGCGACGAACAGCGACTGCGCGGTGACGCTCGCGGCGATCAAGTCCGCGCCGTCGACCGCCTTGACCCAGGCGGTGCCGCTGTCTCTGTAGATTTTTCCGTCGGTGGTGAGGTAGATCACGCGGCCGACCTGGCCGAACGCGGGCAGCGCGCCGAGCACCTCGACGCCGCCGACCGTATACAGCGTCGTCGCCGAGAATTCGCCCGAGGTGTTGAGCGTGTCGGTGCCGAAGCTGTCGAAGGCGGCGAGCCGGAAATAATACGTGGTGCGCGGCACGAGCCCGGTGAACACCACCGCCGAGTCCGGCCCCTTGTAGACGCGATTGGCGTCGCTCGGCGTGAAGCCCTGGGAGGTGCTGCGCCACACGATGATCCCCGCCAGGTCGGCGTCCGCAGCCGGCACGCAGGCGACCGCGATCGAGTCCCCGCCGGCGAGCGCCGCGATCGAGCCCGGCACCGCCGGAGGCGGGTTGCTCACCTCGAGCTGCGCGGGGATCGCCGAGAGCAGGTAGACGTTCCTCGCCCACACCTTGATCCGGAATTCGCGCAACGGCACGCCGGCGTTGTCCTGGAAATTGTTCTCGTAGGTGTAGACGTACCCGTTGTCCTTCATGTACTCGGTGCGCAAATCAGTGCCGTCGATCCTGGACATCTTCACCAGATAATCCGTCGCCGGATCCGGCGCGCCGCTGTTGGCGCCGTAGGGCTCGGAGCCGAACTCGAACGAGCCGGTGTTGGAGGAGCGCCGCCAGACGAACCTGCAGTCGCGGCCTTTGAAGGTGGTGTTCACTGCTCTGAGATCTCCAGCCCCTGGACGGCGGGCGGCACCGATTGCGTCTGGTTGAACAGCGCCTGCAGGCTGGTGCGCTCCGGGATCGCGGTCGCCGCCTGGGCGTCCATCGTATAGACCGAATCGGCGTACTCCTGGAGCTCGATCCGGTATTCGTCATCGGCCGCATGATCGAACAGCGCGAGGCGGGAGAGCTTCCCCGCCCAGCCGGGCGTCGGGTGCGTCGCGGCGATCACGTCGCCCGGCATCGCCTTGAAGCCCTGCACGTGGACGTTGCACCCCACCGGCAGCCCGAGCCGCGAGCAGCGGCGCTCCAGCTGCGCCAGGCGCTGCGCCATGTAGGGATTGGTGGTCATGTCGAGCGTGAGCGTCCCGATCATCAGGCGCTCGCCATCCAGGGTGCGCTCGGCGGCGCTGTCCGAGGGCTCGACGTCCTCCTCGTAGTTCTTCAGCGCGTTCCTGAAGTGCGCCTCGACGCGGTTGTAATGACGCGACGGATCGCCGCCGCCGAACGACCAGCGGCCGACGATGTTGTCCACCGTCAGGGCGAACGCCGAGGGCGCGGTCAGCTTGTCCGCGACCAGGTGGTACAGGCCGCCCGCCTCGAAAAACCATGAGCGGCACGAGGAGCGCAGCTTGGCGAAGTTGTCGAATGGGTTCGCGGAAGGATCCAGGCCGCCCGAGCACGTATAGCGCGGCTGGTCGATGTGCGTGACGGTGAGCGTGCCGGTACCGGCGGTGGTGAGATCGATCGCGATGCCGGCGAGCGCGTTGGCGTAGGTCGTTGCGATCCGGCCTACTCTCGCGGGCCGCAGCTCCGGCGGCCTGGAGGTTATCGCAGGGTTCTGAAAACCGGCCAGCACGTCGCCGGCTCCGCGCATCCAATAGTACGTGGTCGCGGCGGCGGTGCCGCCGGGCAGCGCGCCCGTCGAGGAGAGCTGCACGCCATCGCCGTTGTCGAACGGCGCTTCCTTGGTCAATATGAGGTGGTCCCACACCGGGTCGACCGAGAAGACCGGCGTCCTCTCCAGCGTGTGCACGCCGCTGCCGGCGCTGGTTATGTCGATCGCAATCGGAATGCCGGCCTGCGCGTTCGCCGCCGTCGTGGCGACCTTGCCCGTGGTCGGGCTCACGGGGATCCAGTAATAGGCCGTCGAGAGCGCGAGCGGCGCGGGAAGAGCGACGGTAGTGGTGAGCATCACTTCGTCGGCCGTCTGGAGCGGCTGCGCTGCGGGCAGCGTCAGCACATCGGTCGCCGGGTCCGCCGTGAAAGTCGAGACCATCGCCGGCATCGCGATGCGCTCCTCGAAATAATTCGCCTCGGCGGTGATCTTCGCGTCGTCGATCTTCGCTTCGGCCACCCTGCGCCCGTAGCGCGAGTCGGTGCAGTAGTCGCGGATGCACAAGGCCGCGTTCGGCGAGAAGCGCGTGACACCGTCGCGCGTGTCCTTCACTTTCTTGCCGCGGATGTCGAAAGTGATCTTCGGCTCGCGCCCCGGGAAGGCGACGGTGTTTTCCTCGAACAAGAGCACCGCGTAGGACACTCCCGCGCCGATGTCCTGGTCGGTGAACTTGGTCGAAAAAACCTGGAGGAATAGGCTCGGCGACTGATTGTCCGTGCCCGTCTTGACGTCCGGATACGGCATATGGGCACCGCTGAACTTCGGGTCGAGAGCGTGGACGCCGTCGATATAGACGGCATCGACGCCGCCGATCTCGCCTTCGCCGATGACTGCGACTATCAGCAACCCAGAAGGACCGTTGTTATTCTGGACGCGGTCGCGGAAAACGATGATCGGGTTCTCCACGTGAGCGAAGCCGTAGTAGACCGGGATCGGCGCGTCGGAGGAGGTCTGGTTGAAGACGTCGGATTTTCGTTCGTTCGGGTCTACGAAAGCGCCGTCCGTCGTGGTGTAGTGCGCGTACAGCACGTTGACGCCCGCGGCTATCGCCCAGCCGTTGCCGGTGGCGATTCCGACGGCGATCAGCGCCACGCCTCTGACGACGTCGCTCACAGCAGCTTCCCCCAGGCCTGCTCCATGCCGCAATAGCCCAGGGCCGCAAGGACCGCCCCGAACCCGGTGCGGTCCTTGGCGTTGAATACGATCTTGGAGACGCCGCGGCCGCGCATCTCGCGCTCGATCAGACGGATCAGCTCGAGCCCGTGCCCGCGATGCCCGGGCGCGATATAGATTGCGTGGCCGAAAGCGAATACGTGCGACTTATAGTTCAGGTGCGTCGAGAGAATCATCATCGCGTAGCCGTCGAGCCCTCCATCGTCCTCGCGCACGCTGAAGCCGGCGAGCGCGCCGGCGCGCTCCAGGGCGAGGAGCTTCTCGAGATCCAGCTCGAGCGGGATCCGCTCGTGGTCCTCGCCCACCTCGCGCCAGTGCGCCTCGAACAGGCCGCGCTCGAGCGCCTCGCGGCACCAGCGGCTGAACGGCTCGAGCGCGACCTTCACGGCATCCCCCATACGAGCTGGTTGCGCGCCTGCTGCGCGTACTTGAAGAACCCGTCGTTCGGAAAGAGCAGGCGATGCATCTTGTCGTTGGTGCGCCGCCCGCCGGGGTTGTCGGTGTCGGAGGCCGCGTGCGAGGCGGTGATCACCACCTCGCAGGTCCCCGACTCCGGGTCCTCCACGATCTGCGGCTGCTTCATCTCGCCGTCGAACACAACGCCCGGGTCGGCGATCACCGCCCAGGCGGCATCGAGGATCGCCTTCCTGATCACCAGGCGCCGGTTGATGTACTGCTTGGCGAGCACGCGCGCGATCCACACCTGGTCGACTCCCGAGAGCGACACGCGCGCCTGCGCCGCGCGCATCTCCAGGGTCTCGGCGACGCCGTCGTAGCCCAGGAGATCGCCCACCGCGACGTAGGTGTTGCCGCCCCAGGTGACGCTCGTGTAGAAGTCGGTGGTGCGCACCGTCTCGTCGTCGAAGTAGCACTCGAACAGGTGCCCGGGTCGGTTCTGCAGCGCGTCGAGCTGCGCGAGCATCGCCGCGGAGAGATTCGGGCGTCCGCTCATGCTTGAACGAACCCGCTCACGAATTTCGAACGGACCCTCACGGGTAGGGGTCCTCGATCATCTCGACCTCGAAGCCGGGGCACACCAGGCCGCCCTTCCAGGAGCGGTCGAACGTGTCGGATGCGCGGGCGACCTTCATCGCGACGTTCTGCCAGGTCACCGCCTCGAGGTTCGCGACCGCCGTGAAAAGCGGGGTCATGATGAACACGGCGGCCTTGCCCGCGCCGTCTGAATTCGCATCGCGCGTGACCTCGTAGACCTTGAGGTGGCCCGCGAAAGTGATCAGATCGAAGGCTTTGAAGACCCCGTTAATATTCAACGGAAGGTTCTTCAAATTGACCGACATCACGCCCGCGGCTTGCGCCCCGTCCACCTGCGTCGCGCCGGACACGCCGCCGAGCGGGTTCTCCTTGCCGGCGATGACGGTAGTGAATTTCTCGAACCGGCCGAGCTGCTCGTCGATGAAGCCGACGATCGGGCTGTACTCCGTGCGCACGCACGGGCCGTAGATATATTTCAGCCGCCAGCGGTGCGCGCCGCGCGAGCGGCGCTGCGCTTTCAGCGAATGCGGCGTCGAGACGAAGGTCGGCGAGATCCCCGTCATCTCGACCCTCGCCGGACGGAACGCGAGCGGATAGGCGCCGCTCACAGCGAACCCTTGCCGCTTTCACGGCGGTGATTGTTCATAAGACCCACGAGGACGCGGCGGTGCTGGTACATCGCCTGCGGCAGCTCCTCGCGCAGCATCGCGCGGATGCGCGTCTCGACGCCTGAGTCGGCGCCGCGCGCGTCGATCTTGACGCTCAACGGCGCATTGATCCGCGGCCCCGCGCTCACCCCGCGCGGCAGCACCGTCTCGCCCGACTGGAGGATCGCCGGATACTCGTCGGCGGCGAGCCCCGAGTGCAGGCGCGGCGCGCCGAGGAACGTCGCCGCGGGCACGCGGCGAGTCGGCTGGGATCCGTCGCCCACCACGCCGCCTGCGTGGAACTCGGGATTGGAGCCGTACGAGAAGATGTCCGATGCGCCACCGCCCCCGCCGCCGCTCCCGCCCCCCAGCCAGGCGAACAGCCCGCCGGAGGAGCCCACGGCCTGGCGGTACAGCGAGCGCGCGAGCTCCTGCTCGATCACCCGCGCGAGATCGCGGATCTGCAATTTTCCGGTCGTCGCGAACTGCACGAACATATCCTCGCCGGTGCGCATCACCGCCGACATCGTTCGGTCCCAGTTGTCGCGCATCAGGCGGTTGGTGTCGGACCAGGATTCGAGCATCTTCTGGTACTCGGGCTTCAACTGCTCGGTGAGCAGCGCCTGGCGCGCGACCAGCCATGTGTCGAATTCTTCCTGGAGCGCCTTGTCCCTGGAAACCGCCTGCTCGCGCGCCCGCACTTCAATATCGAACTGTGCCCTGGCGCGCGCGACCGGATCGGCGATGGCGCCCGTTTGCGCAAGCTCGGTATCGCGGATGAATTGCTGGCGTTGCCGCTGGCGCTCGGCCAGGCGCTGCGATTCGGCTATATT